TCTGCTCTATTTAAAATGAATTTAAGATCTTCCCATTGACTTGGTTCCCATGTTGAAGCGTTCTGTGATTTGAATAATGAACCTAATGTTGGTTGGTTAGATACAAATTCATCAGTTACTAAATCATTCTCACCTATTCTTGATATGAAAACTCTATATTTTGCTGATGCAGAGAGCATGCATATTGCATATTCAGTAGATGGTGATAGATATACTGGAGAAGTGAATGTGAATTTAGTTGCAACAGACCCGTTAGTTGATGTTGTAATTTGATCTGGATACAGGTTAATTTGTGAAAAAGGTACAACCTCTTGACTTGGAACTCCAAGTTTAACTGTTCTAATATCTAATTGAACAGGAACATTACTATCATCAACAGTTTCAAAAAATACCTCACAACTCGTGGCAAATATACCAGTTGTATCACCAATGAAAAATGATTGAGCTAATGGATCGAGTCTTTGTCTTCTTGAAGCAATAACTTCAGATCCAACAAATTCAGAGACTCTTTCTGTCGCAGCTCT